CCACGCGGCGGTTCTGCAGCTCGCGGACGCCGTCGGCGGTCTCGACGCGCGGGCGGCTTTCGCCGAACGCTTCGGTCGAGATGACGGTTTCCGGAACGCCGCGGCCCGAGAAATAGGCCTTAACCGAGTCGGCGCGACGCTGCGAGAGACCCACGTTGTAGCTCGCCGGACCCGAACGGTCGGCGTGGCCCGCCAGCATGACCTGCGCGTTGCCGCAGTTCTGATAGTTGCTGATGGCGTTGTCGAGGATGCTCGCGGCCTCCGGCGTGATGTCCGACTTATCCCAGTCGAAGAACACGATGTACGGTCCGGGGGTGCAGCGCACGGGCTCCGGCGTCGGCTCGGGGGCCGGCGGCGGGGTGTAGGGCGCAGGGGCCGGCTCGGGAGCGGGTGCCACGGGCTCGGGCTCGGGAGCGCCGAAGTTGAACACCAGCCCGCCCATGATGCTGTGCGAGCGGAAGCGGCCGAACCAGTTGCGGCCCGCGACATCGACGAGCTCGGCGCCCGGCGCGTTGAAGAAGCGATACTTCAGCGAGACGTCGATATTGTCCGACAGCGGCGCGCGCACGCCGGCAATGGCCTGCCATGCGACGACCGTGTCCGAATCGTCGAGCGCGTCGCCATTGGTGTTGAGCGCGAGGCGGTTCTTGACGCGTGCGACACCGAGGCCGGGGCCGACAAAGCCCTGAACGCCGTCGTCGTCACCGAAGTCCCAGAGCGCATTGACCATGAAGCTCAGCGCCGACGAACGGCCGCCCGCATAGTCATAGGTGCCGCCGGGTGCCATCACCGTAGCGCCCGCGCCATTCACGTACGGAAGCGTGGTGGTCGAGCGAAGGCCCGTCACGTTGGCGGCGCGATAGCCGACTTCCGCCTCGAGGCGCACGGGGCCGAGGTCGTAGCCGACGGTACCGCCGACGTCGAAACCGGCACGATGGTCCACGGTCACGCTGTCGATCGCAGCGCCGACGTCCCAATCGATGTCTTCGACCAGCATGGCGCCGCCCTCGACACCCACGTACCACGCATCGTCGCGTGCAAGAGCGGGCGTGCTGAGCGCGGTCGTCGCTAGTGCCAGAGTTACGGCAAGCTTCCGCATATTAATCCCCTTTCAAAGTTGTCACTACGGACAGCGACAAACTCACTACCGAAACGAAAGTTTCTGCGCAAGCACACAAAACCGGGACTGTTGCATCAACGTCACAGATTCAATCGCCGTCGATCAAGCCATGCGACTGCAATGCTTCCAGGACCGAAACGATCACGGCCCGCGCTTCGGCATCAACCGTCGTGCCTCCCACAGGTTCCGCGATCGCACCACTCCTCGGCCCAACCACTTGGTTACCCTCGATAAATAGTTTTCCATGCACCTCGCCGAGGCGCCATTCGCCGCCCGTGAAGCGCGCGATGCCCTGCGCCGCGCCCAGCCACAGCTGCATGCCTTCGCGCGGCTGCACGAAAAGCCAGCCCGCACTGGTCCAGCCGGCGATTTGATGCGCATGTTCCGCCCAGTCGCCGCTCGGCACGGCCCCGACGATCCAGCAATCGCCGATTCCCGGCGCGACGGGCGGCGCGTCGACCCCTGCGGCGATGGCGGCACCCTGGACGCACAGGTCGAGCTGCGCGAACGCCGCGTTGTGGAACATCTCCTTCTGCGCCTGCCCCGGCTGGAGCAGCGGCAGCGCGAGTCGCGACGTGAAGCTATCGGTCATCAATCTTCTCCCAGGGAGGACAGGATCAAGGTCGCGGCCGGCGACAGGCCGTGCGCGCCGATCTGGCGGACGGTGATCGCCATCGCCGCCGATCGCTCGGCAGCCGTCAGCACGATTCGGGGCGCCTCGGTCTGCTCCAGGCGGTCGCCGCCTTTCGACACGATCGCGACCTGATAAAGCTCGCTTTCCTCGGCGAGCGGCGCCTCGACGCCGTCGATCCAGTCCCAGCCGCTCCTGCTGCGCCGCGTCCACGCGATCTCGGCGCCGCCGCCGGGCAGCGCCGTGGCGCGCAGATGAACCGGGCTCGGCGGCACCACCGAGATCCCGCTGACCAGCGCTTCGGCCGCCCCGGGCTCGACGTCCCCCACGCCCTGCGCGAGCACCTGGATCGTCTTGCCGATCGCTTCCGCCGGTAGGTCCAGCGTCACCAGCGCCTCGGCATCGAGCAGAACGAAGCGGTCCCCGGCGGATTGCGTCGCGATCATCGCCTCGGTGCCGCGGCGTCCGCGCCACAGCCCGCTGAGCCCCCATTGCCGTCCGCCGAGCGGCACCGCGCGCGCGAACTGGAGCAGTTCGTCGCCGGCCATCGCAAGGTTCGCGCCCGCCGCCAGCGCGGCATGGTCGGCGTCGTGGAGCAGCATCGCCCCGTTGGCGAGCTCGACGACGAGCAGGTTCCGCCGATCCTCGAGCTGGCTCGGCGCGAAGCCCGGCGGCGTCACGACGTGCCCCAGCACCGCCGGCATCGCAGTCGCCCCCGCCGGCGACCAGGTCGCGCCGTCGTCGCTGCTGACGAGCAGGGCGGCGCTCCGCCATCCCGGCCCCGTCCCGCCGGCGGCGATCGCAAGGCGCGGCGCGGTCGCCAGCGCCCCCAGCGGCGGCAGCTCGAACGCGTGGACCCGGGTCTCGCCCAAGGGCAGGTCGGGCGCCGGCAGCACGCGGCCGCCGCTCGCAGCGGCGGGTGGCGCGCCCGGCGCGACCGCGACGCATTCGAGCAGCACCACCATGCCCTCGAGCCGCCACCGGTCGACGCGCCATACCCCGGGCGCGCCCGCTATCGTGACGCGCTCGCCCGGCCGCACCGCCAGCGATCGCCAGGGCAGGGCCAGAGTGCGCCGCTCGCGCTCCACGTCGAGCCGCGCCAGCGCCGCCTCGGCGATCCCCTTGGCGCTGGCCGCGTCGATCGCCGCCGCCAGCTCCATCCGAACCTCGCGCACGCCCGGGCCCGGCGCCACTGCGCGCTGCACCCCCGCCTGATAGTCGCGCACCGGCTCGTAATAAGCGAGGCTCAGCGTCCGCGGCGCGGCGTCCGCGGCCGCGATGTCGCGCCGCCCACGCGCCTCACCGGCGCCCGCATCCTCCAGCGCGAGCGCAGCGCCATCGCCGCGCAGCAACACCAGCTTCTCCGCATCGGCGCGGAACCAGCCTCCCGCCGCGCCCGCCAATGTCTCGATCGCAGCACGCGCCGTGGCGCCGGAGGCGGCGAACCCCGCCAGCGGGACCGTGGCCTCGGGCGCCTCGAGCACCGCGCCGCCGAGCGCGCATGCGATCGCGCCCGCCGTCTGCGGCCCCGCATCGCCGATCACCTCGAAGCTCAGCGAGGGGATGCGGTTCCCGAAATCGCCCAGCTCCAAATCCTCGAACACGGCATAGGCGATTCCGCGGTGCGCGGGCGCCAGACCGGCTCCCTCCACGGCTGCGATCAGCGGATCAGGCGCCTGGTCCTCCGAGCCGAGGTGCAGGCGAAACCCGGTTCGCGCCTTGAAGTCGCCCGCGGCACCGCGCAGCAGCTTGCCGTCCGCCCAGATCCGCCCGACGGCCTGGATCGGCCGCGCCGAAAGCGCCACCGCGAACGAGGCGGTATAGCTGTAGCTCGTCGTGCCCGGCCGCCCCTTGCCGCCGCTCTGGGTGCTGCGATGCTCGATCAGGTCGGTCGCCCAGATCACCGATCCCGCCACGCGCATCGTGCCGAAGACCTTGGGGATCTGCGTGCCGTAGGAGGATGTCTGTACGCGCAGTTCGGTCAGCCGCGGGCCCTCGCGCCCCTTGGGCTTGAGGACCTCGCGGTCGATCGCATTGCCCACCAGAGCACCGATCGCCCCGCCCAGCGGCCCGGCGATCATGCTGCCGGCGGCCATCAGCACCACCGTCGCCATTTCAGTCTCCTTCGCTCGGGCGCCAGCGGCCGATCACCGGCCAGGGCAGATCAGGCCGCTCCACCACGCGCCGCCGCACCGCATCGGCATGGATGATCCCGGCCTCGGTCTGGATCGCGAAATGCAGCTGCCCGGGTGCGGCGCGCAGCAGCAGCAGGTCGCCCGGCCGCGCCTCTCCGACGGGCATGAGGCCCAGCGCCTCGATCGCCGCGGCGGCGCGCCCCGCATGGCCGCTCCGCAGCGCGTACCCACTAGGCACGCGACCCTCGAAGCCCTCGGCGCGCAGCGCCAGCGCCGCCAGCCCCACGCAGTCGAGCCCCTCCATGTCGCGCCCATGCAGCCGGAACCGCACCCCCAATGCCGCCCGCGCCGCCTCGACGGCGCGCCCGCCCCCGCTCATCCGCCCGGATACCGCGTCAGCAGGTCGATCCCCGGCAGATAGGGCTCGCCGCGGAAATTGACTTCGTTGCCGAACCTCCCCGCGCAGGTCGCGAGGCTCTTGTCGCACCCCTCGACCAGCTCGACCAGCGCGCCCGCGGCCGCGAAGCGGGGCGGCCGGCGCAGCGTCACCGTCGCGCCTTCGGACCGCGCGATCGCATCCTCCAGCCCCGAATTCGCACCCCCGAACCAGCGCAGCCGCCCCCCGCCATAGGCATTGGCGACCGGCTCGCCCGCATCGAGCGTGACCAATGCCCCCGCCACGCCGATCACGCGCGCGAACCGCCGCGCTGGGGGAGGTCACCCGCACCCAGCCCTCGTTCGCCGCGTCGATGTCGATCGCATAGCTGCCGGCGGGCAAGGCGAAGCCCGCCCCCTCTGCCGGCAGTCCCTCGACGCTGTCTATCGCGGCGACCGGGGCGCCGCCGAGCCGCTGCCACTTCGCGACCGCGGGCAGCACCGTTTCCCACGTCCGCACGATCAGCGCCTGGCCGGTGAACGCCTCGCACAAGGCCAGCGCAGTCGCCGCATGCCGCTCGAGCAGCGCGTCCTCGGACGCGCCCGAGATCCGCAAATGAAGCTTGGCGGCATCGCGCGCGGCAGCGATCGCCGCCGCCGGAAAGGGCGGAGCAAGCATCGATATCTCCTCAGAAAGAGCTCCCCTCCCTGCTCGCAGGGAGGGGAAGTTGGATTACGAAGCCGCGAACTTGAGCAGCTTGATCGCTTCCGAGTTGCTCACCATCCCGCCGACCCGCTTGGTCGCGTAGAAGTGCACGAACGGCTTGTTGCTGTACGGATCGCGCAGCACCTGGGTCTCGCCGCGCTCGGCGATCAGATAACCCGCCTTGAAGTTGCCGAACGCGATCGATAGGCTGTTCGCGGCGATGTCGGGCATGTCCTCGGCCTCGACCACCGGATAGCCGAGCAAGGTCGCCGGCTGCCCCGCCGCGAGGCTCGGCACCCACAGGAACGCGCCGTCGCTGGTCTTGAACTTGCGGATCCGCGCCAGCGTGGCCGAGTTCATCACCCAGCTCGCGCCCTGCCGGTACGGTGCGCGCAGGCTCTGGACCAGGTCGATCAGTTTCTCCTCGGGATTGGCCGCGAACGCGCCCGCCGCCCCGCTCGCGACATATTGCAGTGTCCCGAACGGCCGCGTCGCGTCCCCGGTCGATGCCGTCGCCGAAGCCAGGAACCCCCTGGGCTTGTTCGTCCCGTTGCCGTTGACGAACGCCGCGCCCTCGGCCGCCGCGAACTCGCGCGCCACTTCGGCCGCCAGCCATTCCTCGACGTCGAACGCCGCATCGTCGAGCATCGCCTGGCTCGCCGCCGGATTGGCATAGAGGTCGCCCATCGGCGGGGCGACTTCGTTGAACACCGGCGTGTCGGTCTCGGGCCGCGTCGCGGTCTCGGCCGCCCAGCCGCTCTCGAACCCGCCGCTGGTCACCAGCTTGCGATACCCGCTCGATCCCACCTTCACGACATTGGCGATCGCGCGGATCGGCGACACCGTCTTGAGCGTCGCGTCGATCCGGGCGTCGATCTCCTCCGGCACCGCATAGCCGCCCGCGGCGTCGCTCGCGCCCGACATCGCCTTGGTCTCGACGCCGCCGCTTCCGACACGCAGGAACCCCTCGAACGCCGCGCTGCCCAGCGGCCGCCCGCCCGCCAGCATCGGCCGCACCGGCGGCAGCCCCGCCTTTTCCACCGCCTCGAAGCTCGCCTCGAGCTCGTCCGCCTTCACTTCGATCATATCCGTCTCCCCACATGAAGAATCCTCCCCGAGCTCGTCTCGGGGAGGGGGACCACGCGAAGCGTGGTGGAGGGGGCGCCGCCACCTGCGACACCCCGACTTCCTCGATCGCCGGGCTAATCCGCCGCCACCGCATGCACCCGCGCCAGCGGCTGCATCGGGCTCGCCACCAGGCTCACCTCGAGCAGCTGCAGCGCCCGGATCTCGCGCCGCGTGGCGCCGCGTGCCTCGGTCACGCGGTATCCGAACGAGAGCCCGGTCACTGCGCCCTTCGCCACTGCCTCGGCGAGCGCGGGCGCCGCGATCCGGCCGATCACGCGCAGCCCGCGCGCGTCCTCCGCCAGCCGCTCGACCGTCCCGACCGGCGCCCCCCCATGCTGCCACAAAAGGGGCACCGGCCCGTCCAGCCGGAAGGCCCCGCGCCGCACCACGTCGCCGCCCCGGTCGGGCACGTCGAACACCGCGGCATAGCCCGCGAACCGGATGTTCATTTCAGCCAGCCCGGAAAGCCCAGCTTGACCGCCAGCCCCACCAGCACCAGCGCGGCGACCATCCGCCCCGCCCAGGAAAACGCCGCCTTGAGCGCCGAGCGCTTGGCGTCGCGCCACGCCCCCAGCAGCTCGCGCAGCTCCGCCATGTCCTTCGCCGCACTGGCATCCTCGAGCCCCAGCCGCGCCAGCGCCCGCTGCGCGCTCAGCTCGCCCGCCTCCTCGGCGATCGCCCTCAACGTCGCCGTGTCGGCGCCGTCTTCCCTGGCCTGCTCGATCAGTTGCGCGAGTACCGTCTCGTTACGCATCTTACTCTCCCGATTACCCCCGCCCGATTGCCCGCACGCGCGCCGGGGCCTAGGCAGCGGACATGCGCCGCCGGCTCTTCCCCCTGCTCGTCCTGTTGATCCTCGTCCTTGCCGCCCTGCTCGTCTGGGCCTGGTCGACCGATGCGGTGCTCAAGGCCAAGTGCGGCAATGCCGGCGGCACCTGGGACACCGAGGCGCGCATCTGCGCGCTCCGCGTCAGCCCAGCCCGACCATAGCCCGCTTCTCCGCGTCGCTCAGGAAGTCCGCCGCGCTCACCTGGCGCCACAGCCGCTCGCGGTCCTCCGCCAGCGCGGTCACTCGGTCGAGGTCGACCGCGAGCGACGCATCGGCGAACCAGCCTCTCAGCGCCTGGGCGAGCCCCGCCAGGATCGTCTCCGCCACCGGCAGGATCGCGAGCCGCCACAAGGCGCGGTTCGCCTCGCGGTAATTGGCATAGGCCGTGTCGCCCGGCAGCCCCAGCAGCATCGGCGGCACGCCGAAGGCGAGCGCGATCTCGCGCGCCGCCGCAGCCTTCAGCCCCACGAAGTCCATGTCGGCGGGAGTCATCCCCATCGCCTGCCATTTGAGCCCGCCCTCGAGCAGCATCGGCCGCCCGGCATTGGCCGCGCCGGCGAACCCCGCCTCGAGCTCGCCCTTCATCCGGGCGAACTGGTCCGCGCTCAGCACCCCGCCGTCGCCCGCTTCATAGACCAGCGCGCCCGAAGGCCGCGCGGCATTGTCGAGCAACGCCTTGTTCCATCGCGTCGCGGCATTGTGGATCGCGATCGCCCCCGCCGCGGCGCCGAGGCAGCCGAGCCCATAATGGTCGTCTACGGGCGAGAACGCCTTGATGTGCGCCACCGCCGGCCGCCCGCCGGCATCCTCCGCCGTCAGCCGGGCGACATGCGCGCCCACGCGGTAGCGATAGGCGACCGGCCAGCCGCCCGCATCGGCCTCCACGCTCACCCGCTCGGGCCGGAGCGCGAACAATTCGCGTACCGCCCCTTCGCTGTCGGTCAGGATCTGCACCCAGGCATTGCCGTGGAGCAGCAACTGCGCCGCCACCGTCTCGATCAGCGCCTGCCCGCCCGACCGCGCCGTCGCCAGCGCCGCCAGCGCCGGGTCGCTCGCCTTGAGCGGCGCCGATCCCACGCCTTCGCTCACCAGCTTGACCGCGCGCTGCGCCACCGGATTGTGGCAATAGCCCTCGCGCACCTGCGCCTCGTAGCTGCGCGGCCATTCGCCCACGCTCGCCACGCTTCCGCCACGCGCCAAGGGAAGCCGAGCGCCCTCGCGCCCGGACTTGCGTCCGAACCATTTCATGCCTGTCTCCCGGATGCCGCTGCCGGCTGAATTACTCCCCTCCCTGAATGGGGAGGGAATTTG